CGGTTTTACCGTCGCGGTTTTTCCGGTTGCGGTGGTTTTTGGTTGCCTTGTTGGGTTTGTCATTCAAATAATAGTTATATCCGGCAAATTTACCGCCATTTCGCATCTCTTTACGTACCAAAAAACCTTCATCGATTAGTTCTTTTATTCTTTTATTAATGGCGTCTTTTCCGTCTTTAAAATGGCCGCAAATAAATTGAACTGTCATTTCTGTTTTTGCTTCGTGTGAAAAAAGCCAACAATATAATCCGGTTGCACTTGCTGAAATATCTTTGTGCCTGAAAATATTATTTGGAACTACTGTAAAAAAATCAAATTTTTTCGGTTTGTAAATTTTATTTATTTCCATATTTTAAAAAGAATTACCCTATCAAATCAGCGGTCGTGGTCGCATCATCAATAGGGTATCTATTAATTTTTTATATTGTTACCACGACATAACAATGCAAATATAAATATTTTAACTATAAATTATAGTTATTTTTTATTGAATCACAAAAAACACGTAAATCATTGAAGATTTTTTTTAAATCTTTTAAGTCAATAATTGAATCTTCGTATCTCTGCCAAAGTAATTCTATTAACAAATCAAATTCAACCCTTGTTGTCTTACCTACATAGTCGTATGTAATTGGAAGATTTTCGGGCGTTGATTGTGTCCATCTAATTTTTTGGTTTGTGTCATCAAAATAAACATCGTTGTATTTCATTTTTACTAAATTTTAAACTTCATTATTAAAATAATTATCAATTGTTTTTACGCAATCTTCAAAATTATTGTGCCATTCAACCTTCCAATTGCTATTTTCAAGCCATTTAAGCCATTCTTTTTGGTTTGGTGTCGGTTTATTATACTTATATTTTAATTCAATCGCTAATCCGTTCTTTTTATCGTTTGGTGTAAATATTAATAAATCAGGAATTCCGGGTTTTGCACCTAAATATTTCATTTTATATTGTTCAAATGGCGTTCGTTTTCCTTCATTCATTGGATGCGTGAAAATTGCCTTTGGATATTGCATAATAATATAATTCATTACGGCCCTTTGCAATAAATCTTCACCTTTTAAATATTTTTCAAATGGATTTCTTTTCATTATATTTTTATTTTATAACTCTTTTTTTAATTTGTCAACTTCAACAAGTAAAAGATTCTTTGCAATTTTAAGGAATTTATACTTAACTAATACCTTTTTTTTCATTAAATCTTCAACACTTAATTCATTAAATACTATTTTACGTAACTTTTCGAATTCATTTTTAAAATGTAAATCGCAATTAATCCAATTTTCGAAATTATTCATTGAATATATTACCGAACTATGGTCGCGGTTAACAATTGAACCAATTCGTGTTGTTGTGTGTCTTGTTTTTTTTCTTGCAAGCCAATAAAATGCAGCGCGCGCCATTACTATTTCTCGCCTTCTTGAATTTTGTGTAATATCAACATCAAAATGTTTGTTAACCCTATTTATTAAATTATCTAAAACCATATTTATAAAACTAAACTTCCGTCATTATTAAATTCATTCCAATTGTAACCCGAAATAATACCCGTTTCAACGTATATTTTCCAATCGTTAAAAGCCCTTTTCCAACCCTTGCGACCTTGTTCAATCATTTCACTACTTAACCCGTAAACCTCAACTGAAAAAGGATAATTTGTTTCAACGGCGATAAATCGGAAATTTTCAGCCGGAACCCCCAACATATCCGAATAGAATGCCGCTTGTAAATGATAACCATATTTGTAAACATCCCTTTTAAATGCCATTGGTGCATTATCTTGGCAAGTCTTAACGTCTGAAATAAAGTTTTCAATTCTATTTAATGCGTCCGGCCTAATTCTTACATCAATGTTTTCGTATTGTCTGTAATGCGATAATTCGATTTCACCTTTGCAATACTTTTGCGCCAAATCGTGATTTCTAAAATTATTTAATATTTTAGTTATTTTATCGTGTTCATCCGCTGCCAACAACAATTTCCCTTCAGCCTTTTTTGTTTCAATTTCGAATGCCTCTTTTCCGGCTTTTGTACGCCTATCTATTTTAGGCATAACGTGATAATCTTTATAATACAATTCGGGTTCTAACATAGCGCAATGAACCGCAGAACCTAAAGCCATTGCAGAAGATTCAAAACGTTTTTGATTTAAAAAGTGATAAACCGATTTTTTAAAGATTGTTTTTAAACCCGATGCACTTATTCCGGGCGATGAATGATATATTTCGTTTGAGTCAAATTTTGTTTTCATTTTATTTGTTTTGTGTTTCGCTTAATATATAATTGTTTTGTTCCTTTACTGTTTGCTCTAATTCTATTATTTTTTTCTCTAAAGCCTGAACCCTAAATTCTAAAAATTCAATTAATTTATCCATAATTTGTTTTGTTTTATTTATACTTAACGGGATATCGAACCCCGGTTTTTATAAAGGGGTTTTTACACCCCTTAATGTTTTTATTTTAATCTATTATCTGTTGTTAAATGATTACTCATAAAAGAAAATGTTTGCTCTTTTTGTTTTGGCGCTATGCTTAACAACCAATTATTCCATTTTTCATTGCTTTCAATATATTTAGGTGTAGACTTAACTTCATTAAATATATTGTTAAAAGTTTTTGGTGAGTATGCAAGGTTTTTTTCTTTCATTAACTCGTTTGTGATGTCTAAAAATGTTTTCATAATATTTGTTTTTGTTTGTTTAACACTTCAAAAGTAAAAGAATTTTTTCAATTACACAACTTTATTTAAAAATAATTTAAAAAAAAATGCGATTCAATTAAGAACCGCACTAATTTAATTTAAAATTAACTACTTAAAAAGGTAAATCATCCTTTTTACTTGTTGAATTTCCTTCACCTTGCGTTTTAGGTTTCCAAGTATTTAATTCTGCATAACATTTTCCGCTTTGGCCACGTTTTAAATCGATATTAACCCAACCATTGTTGGCGTTTGCTTTTATAAAGCCAATCGCTTCATCAACTTTTAATGAAACCGATGCCAATACAAATTCCGGCGCCGAATCATTTCTTTTTACTAAAAAACCATCTGCAAAAACTTTTTCTGTTTGTGTACTCATAATATTACTTATTTATTTAAATTAAACTTACTGATTATTTTTTCTTTATATTCTTTTTTCATCTTAAAAGTATTCAAAACCTTTTGGGCCTGAACTTCCGTTGATTTTAATGTTGCATTCAATTGCGCTTCGGTTAACCATTTGCGGCCATCCGTTTCAACGGCTTTTGAAGGTGTTTTCTCGTGTGTATTTGTAAAATCCGCATCCTTACTGTCGTCAATTAAAAAACATCCATTTAACGCATATTTCCGCGAATAACTGCTACTGCTTCCAAAAGATTGGGCAATATCCATTCCTTTACGGTTTGGGTCAATTCCCGCTTGCGCCATTGTATGAATTTCATCATCGCCATCCGATATAATTACCGTAGATTCTACAAAAATAATATCACCCAATTGTTTTATTTCATCGGAAATTGTCAAGGTACATTCGTATTTTTTTAAAAGCGGTTTAACGGCTTCCAAAATATCTTCACAACTTCGGTAATTGTATTTCCCAAAATTATTTCTTTGGTTCTTTGGCGCTTTCAATTCGGCCTGAATTTGTCGTAATTTTTCCATTGTTTTTGTTTTTGTTTTAAATGTTTAAATTTTCAGAAATTCCCGACAAAAGAAAATCATTTTGTTGCAAAATAATAATTTCCGCAATTGTGAAAGTCATCGGGTTTTTTAATCGTGATTTTAATGTTGGCATTGTGCAACTTAATAAAGCACAAACGTCATAGCGTTTTAAATTTAAACGCTTCATTTCGTTTTTAAATTTTTGTTCGAACATATTTTTTGTTGTTTTATTTACTGCGAAATTAAAAATAAATTTTCAATAAAAAAAACATTTAAGCAAAAAAAACCGCCTAAATGTAAATAAATACAAATAAGCGGCTGACAAACAAAACAAAAAAAAGTTTATTTAATTCGTTATTCTTATATCAATATTTAAATCATTGTCATTATTTGGAAGGTGTGCCATTACATTAAATTCACCGGATTTAACTTTGTACGTCATCCCGTCAATTATAGACGCTTCAGGGTCTTGTAAAACATCAACCCAATTAAACCAAAGTTTATTTACCAATGCTAAAGGCGTTGGATTGTTAATCCTAAAAGTTCCATTGTAACGGGTGCAAAACTCTCTGAAATCATTCATAATTGATTGATTTGTTATGTTGCTGATTGTTTGATATTTGTTTTGACCTTGAAAAATATATTTATCCCGGCTTCGGTACCAATTCTGAAAAACACCAATTCCCGGCGCCAAAATTGAATCTGTTTTTTTATTTGAACTATATAAACTGTTAGTTGTTCTTGTTGCAATTATATTTGTCGATTTTGGTTGATTCGTATTAAATAAGGAACCAAAAACGGAACTATCTTGCGAAAAAGAAACATTATCAAAATAAGTTTTAATATAACCGGTTCCCGTCTGTCCGGCAGTTGTATTAAATATTTTTATTTGTAAATATCTTCTTTGTGATTCAGTACCAAAACCATCATCAAAAGGATTTTTTAATGTTCTTGAAACATTTACAAATTGGTTATTATCAAAATTTTCAATTTCATTAATAATTGCTAAAGATTGCCAATTTCCCGTCGTTGAATTAAAATAAATATCCGGCGCACTTGAAAAACCTTCCGAATATATTTGAAATCTTATTTTCATTCCTAAATTTGAAACAGTTGAATCAACATAAAAAGAAAATTGATATTTTATATCAGACAAAACGGTATTCCAAATTAATGTATTAGGAACAATATTTGAAATACATTCCAAATCACCCGAAGTTGATGCGTCTAAATATATGGATTTTGCGCCTTGCCTATCAATTGTATTTGTAGCAATTACGGCCCGGGACGATGTTACATTCCAACCATTTAATCCGTATTCAAAACCCGGATTTGAGTTGTAAAATGATTTATCGAATTGTGTTGTGCTTAATGTTTTTGTTATGCTTTGCAAAGGTTGCAAATATTCCCTATTTAAATTGTTTTTAATAGGTTTTAACTGTTCCGGTACGGTGTTAACTGTTGAAACGTTTTCGGTTCCTTGTAACACTCCTAAATAATTATGCCTTTTTGATGATATAAATTCACCATTAATTGAATTTAATCTTCGTGTTATTAATTCCCTTATATTATCCGGTGATTGTTGGAAATAATTTAAATCAACAATATTGTTTTTTACAGTTGTATCAAAATTATTTGTAACCTCAACAACGTACCATTTCCCAAATGATTGGTAAATCCTCATATTATACAAAGACAATAGTAATTCTAATTGTTTTTTAGCTGAATATAAATCCAATCCTTTAAATAATTCAAGATTTTCCTTTTCAAAAGTTACTGAATTTGGAAATTGTGCCGTACTTACTTGGTCTTCAGGAATTAAATAATTCAAATCGTTCATAAAAACAATATCCAAATCTAAATCTAAATTTTCTAATATTTTAGATATACGTTCTAAATCTGTCAACCCTAAATATGAAGAACTTTGATTGTAAACACTTAAAGGCGCATCATAATTGCCTAATGTACCGATTCCGTCAAATGCGTTGAATTTTATACTATATGGCGTTGATGTTATTCGTTCCGTAAACCTATCAACAACCAAAAAACCAACCCAATAATCGGCATAATTTATTGATGTTGTATCAAAATAACCTAAAACAGAATCAATACATTTTAAATTTTCATAAATACCGTTATCATCTGTAACCCTATCGGCGTAGGATTGTGAAATACTTTTAGAATATGAAACTTTTACTTTAAATTCTCGTTCGTCAAATTTATAAAAATCATCATATTGAACGGAATCTGTCACCATCAATTCCAACGTACATTGTGAACCAATTAACGGTTTATAAAAATCATCTGACGAATTCCATTTAATTGTTACGGGTTCAGCGCCGCCAATCATTGGTAAAACTTCGCCGGTATAATCTTTTTTTAATATTTCAACTTTTTTTCCGTATCCTAAAACATCGGAAAATTCTAATCTATATTTTACGCCGTATGCCATTTTTTTGTTTTATTAATAAATTCTTCCGGCCGTTTCTTGCGCCCTTTCAATCGCAATCAATAAATCTTGCCCTTCCAATCTAATTTGTCCGCCGACATTTACATTAGTTGAACCGCCACTTTTTCCGATAATAGCTTGTAATTTATTTAATGGCGCTATAACTTCCGGATTTGATTTTGCACCCGGATATTCACCAACCAATCCCATTGTTGGGCCTGAAACGATTCCACCTTTTGCGAATGGAGTTGCACCACCACCACCGCCACCACCGGAACCAATTTTTCCGGCTTGCGCACTTGCAAACGCTCCTAATGCCACCAATGCAATACCCCCGGCAATTGCAACGGCCGGATTTAAAGATTTTAAAGATGCCACAATTCCTTTAACCCCAATCCCAATTCCAATAGCTAATTTACCTAATTGAGATGCCATACTTCCGATTGTTCCGAGTACCACTTTTGATAAACTTTGGGCCAAATTACCACCGTTTGCCAAGGCTTTACCTAAAGATTGACCAATTCCGACCGCTAAATTATTCAATCCGCCGGTAATAATTTCATTCATACCCTCGTTAAATGCTAAAGCCCTTTCCATTGCTGACGCTCTTTGTTCGTCATTAATTAAAGCTATTGCTTCACCTTGCGCAATTAATAATGCAGCCGTAGACATTCCGTTTTCGGTTGCTAATCTTAAAAGTTCCGCGTAATGCAGTTTAACGCCCTCAATTTCTAACTTCTTACGTTCTTCATCGCTTGAATTAGTTGAATCCGCAATTCTTTGTTTTATGCCTAAAATACGGCTTTCTTCTTCTGCTTCAATTGCTCCAATAGCTGCATTTTTTGCTTTTGTTAATGCTTTTTGTTTTTCGGCATCTTTTGAAGATAAAGAAATTAAATTATCATAATATTTTTTAGCCTCGTTTTTTCTCGCTTTGTACGCTAAAGCATCGTTAGTAATTAGCGCATTATTCATTTCGTCGCTAATAGCCTTTAACTTTGCCGCCGCTTCCGGGTCAATTACCGGCGTAATCGTTATTTCGGTTGGTGTTGTTGTTGGTGTTGTTGTTGGTGTTTCTGCTGAAGCGGTTTCTTTTGTTGATTTTTCAATTTTAGCTAAAACGTTTTTCTTTTCTTGTAGTTCTTTAATTTCTTTTTTTAAATTATCAACGTTTTTAATAACTTGCCCGCCGTAACCTTCTGTAATTTTTTGTTGTTCTTTAGCTAATTTTTTTCTTTTTTCAGAAATTTTTTCTTCTATTTGACTAATATTTAAAGAGTCTTTTAATGCGGATTTTTGCGCTTTACTATATGATAAAATAGCAATTCCAATTGCAGCAATCGCAGCCGCAACGGCTAAAATTGGGTTCGCAATCATTGCCGCAGTTAATAATCTAAAACCTGATGCCACAATAGGCAACAAAGGGCCTAATGCAGAAAGTCCAACCGCTAATTTTCCAAAAACTATAATCAACGGGCCGGCTATTGTTAAAATTCCGGCAAACCCTACAATTGCATTTTGCATTGTTGGCGATAATGATTTAAATTTATCTGACATATTTGTTAAAAAACCCGCTATTTTTTGAACCGCCGGAACTAATGCAACCAAAATAACATTTCCCACCTCAATTAAAGACGCTTTCATTGCATTCAATGATTTTGTCATTTTAAAAGACGCTGATTGTGATGTTTTTTCAAACGCTTCATCAGTCGCGCCCATTGATTTGGTTAATGAATCGAAAATTTGTCTGTTGCTCTCTAATCCCGCACCCGTTAAATCCAAAACCCCTTTTAACGCTCTAATGTTTGGAAATATTGCCGTTGTATCTTGGCCGGTTTGTTTTAATCCGTTTTGTAACATTTCCAAGGTTGCCAAAAGACCTTGTTCACTTAATGATTTTTGAACGCTTTCAGTTGACATTCCCATTTTTTGGAATGCCATTTCCGCGTCAGTTGTTGGCTTCTTTAAAGACGCTAATATTGCGTTTAATTGCGTTGCACCTTCAGCGGCATTTGTTCCCGTTCTCGACATTGCAGCCATTGCCGCAGCAACTTCATCAAATCGAACCCCCATATTGGAAGCAATAGGAATAACGCCGCCCATTGCGCCCGCTAATTGTGAAGCCTCCAATTTACCTTCACGAACCGCCGCCGTTAATATATCAGTTGCACCCGAAGCGCTTAAATTTTCTTCACCGTATGCATTTAATGCTGAAGTAGATAAATCAGCAATTGTTTTTGTTTCACCTAATCCAACCGCCGCAGCCTTTAAAGACGCTTCTAACACGCCCATCGCTTTTTCACCACGTAAACCCGCGGAAGTTATAAAAAACAACGCTTCAGCGGCTTCATTTGCGCTTTTACCGGTATCAACTGCCATTTTTTTAGCAGTATCACCCATTTTAGCAACTTCATCTGCACCAACCCCAACAAGGGCCGTTATTGACGTCATAGATTTATCAAAATCAAACGCCATTTTCATTGCAGCACCACCAACCGCCACCAATGGCAAAGTTAATTTTGTTGTCATTGATTTTCCAACGTTTTGCATCTTTGAACCAAACGCTGAAAGTTTTGAACTTGCCGAAGATAAAGCCGAATTTAACTTTGAACTATCACCGGAAATGTTAACTTTTAATTCTTGTTGTGCCATAATATTATTAAAAATGTAGTTAGACAAAAATACAAAAAAAAAGACGCTTTTATTTAAACGTCTTTTTATTGGTCATTGCATTATATTTATCCAAAAATGATTTCATTTCTTCAGGTGTGGATTTTGGTTCTGAACGTTTCTTTTTCCTTTGAACATCTGAAGGTAATTCAAATAATTGTTCAGGTTTTAGCATTTGTGATTTCTTTTGACAATTAACATTGTAAACCATAACGGCCAAATATCGCGTTTGCTCCCAATTTAAATTGATTTTATTATGGTAAGATTCAGCAATTAAACCATTTTCCCGCCACGTTTGCCGCCAAAAATCATCAGGCAAAACACCTATTTGCCCAATATAATAATCGGTTAAAGTTTCAAAATTTACTATTTCTTTGACGGCTTCGGCTTTGCCGGAATCTTTGAATCATTATTCAATGAATTACCTAAAATTTTAGATTGTGCCATTGTTTCAACAATATCATTTATTGTTTCGGCACTTATATCATCCAACCACGTACCCGCAGAATATAACGTATAATCAACGTCATTTCCCTTTTCCAAGTCGTTTGCTAAAACCGCTGAATAAATTAAGGCCCGTAAACCGTTTAATGAAATACCGGATTCAAAAACAGAACCGATTTCCTGAAGTGAAATGCCCATTTGTTCGGTAAATTCCGCCCAAAAGTTCATCGAAAAATGTAAAGTCTTTTTTTTGCCCTCAATGGTTATATCAATATAACCCCTTTTTTTGTTTGTCATTATTTAAAAGATTTGATTAATAAAAATAAAAAGGCAACGCATTAAATACGATGCCTTTTATTATGTAAAAACTAAATTTAATTTAGTTTGATGATTTTACGATTGCACCGGTTAAAGTGATTGAACCTGAATAAGTCACCGCAGATTCCATTTCAGCGCTCATTTCAACACTTGAAAGAAAACCTTCAGCCGTAAAAATTGCATCACCCGCTTCAGCAGTTCCAAAAACGCAAGTTAATTGTGTTCTTGCCAAAAGAAAATCAGCCATTTCGATTGCATTTGATGCATCATCATAAGCAATTAAACCTTCAAAAGATAATTCACCGCCTTTTACGCCGCCAATATATTCTGAAAATCCGTTTGAATCTTTTGTTGTTGCTTCAGGTGTATCCATTGACAAAGAAAGTGAACAACTTGTTGTATGACCAACTGTTGCGCCCTCAACTTGTAAGATTAAATTTGTTCCGTTAAAAACTCCGGTTGTAGCCATTTATTTATTATTTTAATTGTTATTTAATTTTTTGTAAATATACTAAATATTTATTTATTTTATTTTTTATATTCAAATGTTAAAGGTTGTGAATAATTAGTAATTGAAAAACGGGTATTGAACTATAAAGCCAATCTAAAAATTCCATTTTGCCTTTACCTAATAATTTATCAAAAACCACCTCTTTTAATGCATAAATAATAATCGCAATTAATCCGCCAATGTTACCAAATAATAAAACCATCGGGAAACCACTTAAAACACCTACTATTAAATGCGCTTTGTGGTCTGTTCTTATGCTGCTTATAAAATTAGCTAATTTTTTCATTGTTTATTTTTTTGGTACTTCTGCATTTCTTGCAAAACCATAAAATTGATGTGCTGCATTATCAGCCGGATAAACCTCATTATTTCCAAAATCTAAATCGTCGGTGCTCATTATGTCGTAAGCTACACCATCGTAATAAATTGGCGGTGTTATCTCTTGACCATCAGGCCCGTAAGTACCTTGAACCTTTACAACCTTACCAATATAAACAACTCCTTTTGTGCCGTTAATATACTGCATTGATGTAACGCTTTCTTCCGTTACTTCTTTCCAAACTTCTTTATCAATTAAGACTTGTTTTCCTTGTTGCTCTGTGTCGAATACTGTTTTGTATATTTTCATAATATTTACTCTTGTTAATTAAACGTGTGTAATTGTTACTCTTTTAGTTATAACTATTAGTGGTTATATTGTTGTTAAACTATTTAATTCTTGTTGTGTTTTAAATTCATTATAAACATCTAACGCCAATATTTTTATCGGAATTAACCCACCCAAACTGTGGGATATTTCTGTTATTGTTGGCAAATTTGCCGTTGGTGTTGTTGTGAATATTGTATTGCCATTGTGCGAAAACCTTAAAGATGTACCACTATATGAAAATGAAATAATATTTATATTCCCTTCGTTCAATTGTAAGCCACCATTAACCATTCCGGAAGCCGTTAATCCGTCACCAAATATATTATAAAGATTAGTAGAAAAACCTTCTAAAGCTATTTGATTAGTTCCATCGGAAAACCTCAATAATTCATAAAAATTATTATCAAAACCCATAGGAATAAATTTTAAAACTACCGTATTAGTGTTTGCAATTGTATTTAGATTTCCCGAATTATTAACTGTTTCTTTTAATCGGGTTACTGCTGAATTTATGGTTGGTATATAACTTGAAATAAAATTACCATCTTCGATTTGGCCACCATAAAAATAAGCATAATTACCATTTACGGATGTTTGAGAACCTAAACTATTTGGCAGATAAACATAAAAGAAACCGCTTTTGTCCGCATCCGTACTTATATTTTTTGATATTGATAATCGATACCAATCATTACCATAATTTTCTATCTTACCGTTAGTTTCTGCGGTTAAAGTATCTAAATCGAAACCGACATTAAAGGATTGAGTAAAAAAAACGGAACGTATTGTTATAAATCTTGAATTCCCTTTTTTAATAAAAATAGAATAAGCATATCCAATATTAAAACTTGCCTCTAAATTATTTCTTAAATGACCATTTCCATTCATTTCTAATTTAGACGCATTTAGTGTTCCATCAGGTGAAACTAATTGATTAGGGGTTGCATTTAAGTAAGATAAAGACCAACCGCTACCATTAAAATCATTTGATGTAGATACTTTATTTGTTCTTTGTGTTTCTAACAATAAACTTGGGCAACTTCCATTATAATGGTCTAATCTTGGAATTCCCGTTTCTATTGCTTCAATTAACCCCCTACTATTAACCCTTGTCGCTTTAGTTGCTCGCGTAAAACTAAAGTCACCAATTCCGCTTGTAGGCAATACATTATAAACTTTTTCATATTTATAGCCTGAAGGTATTAATTTTAAAATTGGTGTTGACATAAATAATTATATTGTTGTTAAATCCTGTAATTGTACGTCTGCTAATGCTTTTGGATAATATTTTAAACCTTTTGTGTTACTAAAGAAATTTTCAGTTCCATTACCTTGGTCAAAATTTAATAAATTTAAACCACTTGGCATAGTAGCTGTCGTATCAGTTCCTACCTCTTGACCATTTATCCAAATTGCACAGCTGTTTAATTTATATTTAAACGCAACTTTGTTGAATTGTGTAATATCAGAAACTGTTATTAATTGATTTACTACTACAGAGCCTCCGTCTGAAACAACAAATTGAATTTGATTTGAAGAAGAATAACCAATTAAAACCCTATTATTATTTGTTCCATCCGATATACTTAATCTTCTTGTTGAACCATCATCAGCCAACGCACTACCTTCAAAATACAATGTTCCTTCCTCGCTATTAATAACAGGTGTTGCATTGTTACATAATTCTTGATT